AGTACATCCATGCCACCCGATGCAGTCAACAGCTGGGTCTGCAGCTCTTCGCTGATGCCCTTGAACATGGACATGGATGCGGCCAGCGCATCGAACCCTGCCTTGTTGGCCGCGATCTGGCCCAGGGCCGCATTGAGGGTGTCCAGGTCGGTCGCAGCATTGAGCAGTTGGTCGGCCCAGCCGGGCAAGTCCATGGCCAGCATGGCGGACTTCACATCCACGGCCGCAGCAGCCAGGTATTGCTTGTAGCCCTCCTCGCCATCGGCAAAGGTCTTGGGCGCCCACTTGCTGGAGCGCGATTGCTCCCAGTCGGTCAGCACGTTGCCCAAGGCGTCTTCAATGCGCAGGCTGCCCCAGGCGCCGTCGCCGGAGCTGTCATCTGCAAAGGCCGTGGCCACGGTGTAGCCAGCTTCCTTGCCGAAGGCTTTGGCAAAGCCGTCCAACGAAGCGCCAAGCCCCGCAGCGATGCTGGTGATGGCGTCTTGGCTGGATGCACTCCATTCGCCACGCGCACCCATGCCGAACGTGGCGCGGTTGTAGATGTCAGCGCCGACCTGGGTTTGCCCACCGCTGTAGATGGCCCCGGCGCCCATGTGGGGTGTACCAGAGTTGTCGAAGCTCTTGGCGATGCTGTAGATGGCAAGAGCCCCGGCGATCCAGGGCGCCGCCGCCGCAACACCCGACATAAAACCGCCCGCCTGTGCTGCGCCTGCTGCACCAGCAGCAGCACCTTCTGCAGCAGCAGCGCCTGCCGCCGCCCCAGCCGTCGCACCAGCTTCCACCGCCACGCCTGCCCAGGCACCGTTGCCCGCAATCAGAGCCCCCAAAGCATCGCCGCCGACCATGCCGACGGCATTCGCTGCAACCAGGCTGGCCGAGGAAGCACCAACAGACATGCCGTACATGGCCTGGAAGCCAGCACCAATAGCGCCTGCGTTGTTGAGAATCGTGGTGCCGACATTGTTGCCACCGAGCACGGAACCAGCAGCAGTGCCCGCCTGACCCATGCCCAGCGCACCCATCGCAGTATTCACGCCGTAGTTCACCACCGGCTGCAGCACCAGCGTGGCAAACAGGCGCTTGAGGTACTGGGCGGCATCCTTGCCACCGCCCATGATGTAGTCGGCCAGGGTGTCGCCCACGGTTTTGGAGATCCGCTCCCATTCCTTGGCGGCATCCTTGGCTGCCTTCTCATTGGCCTCACGCACACCGCGCTGACCCATCACCTCGACCAACTTTTGCCGCGCCAGCCGCTCCTGCTCCAGGAAGTACAGGGTCTGCCCGGCCTCGCCACGCGCCACAGCCTGCATATAGGCATCGTCGGCCCGGGCTGCCGCGACCATGGCAATTGCCTGTCCGTTGCTGATATTGCTGGCGGCGGCCAGGCTGGCAGCCTCCTCTTCATCTTGCGCAGCTCGCACGGACTGCTGCAAAGATTGCAGCGCGTTCTCGCGCTGCTGCGTCACACGGGCCAGTGCGCGGGCGTCTTCTTCCTGGGCTTTGGCCAGCTCACGTGCAGCGATAGCCTTTTGCTCCCAAGCGTCCAACACCTTCAGCCCGGCCTCAAGATCAGCGCGTTGTTGGGCGGAATACTGCCGCCCCTTGGTGGCCAGCTCCTCCTGTAACTTGGCGCGCAGCTTTTCCGTCTCGGTCAGCTTTTCGCTGGTGGTGGCCTCGCCTTGCATGGCCACGATCTTCTGGTTGATGGTGGACAGCAGCGTCTCGTAGGACGTCTTGGCCTGCTTGGCCGCCGAAGCGCCCTTGTTCAAGCTCTTGTTGTGCTCTTCCGTGACGAAGGCAAGAACCTTCTTGATATCGGCCTCGGACTTGCCCGCAGCTTCCGCTTCTTCCCGAGCCTTGGCCAGCTTCTGCTGGAGCGTGACCTCAGACTCCAGCGCCTTCGAATATTTGTTGTCGAAGGCAATCAGCGCCTGCATCTGGCGTGCAGACTCTGCCTTGGCTGCGGCATTCAACTGTTCAGCATCAATGGCATCCATCAATGCATATTTCTGATCCTTCAACGCCTGAATGCTGGCCTGCACCTGCTTCTGATACGCAGAATCTACGCGCCCAGTGGCTGCCCCACCCTCTGTCTCACCCCAAGATTGGTTTTTCTGCGCAGTAGCCAGCTTTTCGTCGACCACAGCCAGCTGCTCCTGAAGAGTGGCTGGTCGGCCGACATTCAACATCGCATCCCAGGCCTCGGAAGCCGCACCCTTGATGCCCTTCCAGCCACGCTCGATGTAGCCCAGGTTCTCTTCGATCTGCTTGGCGCGGTCACGCATGGTGCTTTCCAGCGCATCCATGGCCACCCGGCTGGCTTCCGCATTGCGACCCTGTGACTCCAGGGCCTTGATCTGCTCGTAGACAGAGACCGTAAGGAAATTCGTGCCCTGGTTCAGCTTTAGCACCGCCTCCAGCGGCTCGCCTTGCAAATCGGCAAACTGCTTGGCGGTGGTGGACACCGCCTGGCCAGTGGCACTCTCCCACATCACTGCGGCTTCGGTGTAACGGCGCAGCTCATCACCGCCGCGCACCCCGGCCTGCACAAAGTCTGCCAGGCCGGCCGCCGCCTGCCGCTGTGTGCCCACCACGCCATCAATGGCACGTGCATACTCGCGCAGCTGACTGGTGGTCACGCCAGAGGCATTGCCTGTGGTGACAATACCGCGCACCCAGGCGTCTTGCTCCTTGCTGCCCTGGTAATAGGCAACGCCAACCGCGGCCACCCCAGCAGCAAGGACTGTGGTGGGGTTGATCAACCCCACCACATAGCCCAGCATGGCCTTGGCCGCAGCACCTGCACCACCGAAACTGCCGGCGAGCTGAGAACCCTGCTGCAACAGCACTGTCAGCGGCTGCTGCCCGGCCTGCAGGCTGACCACGATGTCCTGGAACTGCATGGGCAGCTGCTGGGTGGCCTGTTGCAGCTGGCCGGCTGTCAGTGCAGCCTTGCCCATGCCCTGGCTCAGGCCTCCCAGCTGCGCGCCGGCATTGCCCAACTGCCCCACATCACGCCCGACTTGCTGCAGGCCTTGGGACACTTCGCGCTGGCCATCCAGCGACAGTTTGATACCGATGGGCGTCATGGCGCGACACCCCCAGGCACTGGCTCAAGCGGGTTCACGCAGGCGGGCCCAGGCTTCCAAGGCTGCATCCTGGGCAGCCAGCAGCAGCTGCCAAAGCTCTTTGCGTTCAGGCCCAGGGTCCACGCCCAGCTCATCCAGGTGTGCGCGCACGCATGCCAGGCTGAGACCGGTGCGCCCCCCCATTCCGCCGCAGTGCCACTGCCCTTGTAGCTGCCAAAACACATCCCAGGCTTGCTGGCAGTCAGGCCAAAGGAAGATTTCTTCCTCGGGCATGCCTGCAGCTTCCGGCAAGACTTGGGCCAGCTTGCCCAGCAACGCCCCCATGGGGCTGTCTGGGTCTTGCTGCTGCGCCTGGTGTGCATTGTGTTGGGCATGGCTGAGCTCTATCCAGCGGCGGACGGCCTGCGTCAGTTTTTTGCCTTGACGCCCGACTCGGTCACGTAGGCCACATAGGCCAGCTGTGCAACACCAGGGATGGAGAACAGCTGCTCCAGCGCATCTGCCGAGTACGCCAGCGGCTTGTCATCCTCACCCAGCACGTCGCCCCAGCACTTGGTGATCTGCGCGAAGCCGGTGGAGAGTTTTTCGCCCTCGACAAAGATTTTCTTCCAGTCATCCGCGGGGCGGCGTTCGCAGGTCAGCGAGAAGTCCACCGCCTGCTTGGTGCCGTTTTCGTCGTTGATTTCGCCCTTGACGCGAAACTTCACCAGGTTGGAGAGTTTGATCTTGATGGTCATGTGGTCACCCGATAGGAATCAGGCCCGAATGGAAAGAAGGTGCGCGGCTGGCCCGCTCGGGCTAGACAGGCCCGCCGGTGCACCCGGCGTGCCGCGCGTAAGCGGTTGCTGACTCAGTTGGGCAGCACGGTGGGCAGGTTCTGCGCATCGATGGTCACAGGCGTCATCACCGCCTGCTGCGCCTGACCAGTCGGCACACCTGCGGCACCCACGTAGCCAACGAACAGCACCTTGGCGCCCGTGCCGAAGCGCAGGCGGAATGCACGCACGGTCTTGCTCTTGAAGGCCTTGTTGCACTCGGCAAAACCTGGGTCTGTCAGGTCGAAGAAGTTGGTCATGCTGATGGCCATGGCCGAGGCCACCGTGGGCGCCTGCTTTTCCACAGCGTCGTGGATGGTGGTCAGGTCGGCCTTCTTGTACTCACCACCGGACACGTTGATGTTCTGGACGCTGCTGAAGGAAGCGCCGAAGGTGATCACCTGGAAGCTGCCGTTGATGAAGGTGTCGTAGGTGGTGGCGTCTTCGCCCTCCAGCTCGAACGTCTTGGCCGTGGTGTTGACGTTGGCGATACGGAAAATGCGCTCGTTCACCTGGTGCATGCCCTGGGCCGTCAGCATGATGTAGTCGCCATTGGCCGGGTTCACGGTGCCGCTGTAAGTTGCCACACCTGGGCTGGCCTTGGACAAGGCTGTGATCGTGACGACAGCAGCCAGAGCGGTCTGGACGTCAACACCCAC